ACTCAAAGGTGAGAAAGTCGGCCTCGGCGTCAGCAGCACCATCGCCGGCCGCACCGACACAACCGGCGCCGGTGTACGTACCCCGCGCGACGTTTCCGACCTGACCAAGGACGGCTACGAATGCCGCCAAACCGACTTCGACACCGCCGTGCGCTATTCGCAGCTCGACGCTTGGGCCAAGTTCCCCGACTTCCAGGCCCGCCTGCGTGACGCCATCCTCAAGCGCCAGGCGCTCGACCGCATCATGATCGGCTTCAACGGCACCAGCGCCGCCGCCACAACCGACCGCGCCGCCAACCCGTTGCTGCAAGACGTCAACATCGGCTGGCTGCAGAAGTACCGCATCAATGCCCCGGCGCGCGTGCTGAAGGACGGCAAGACCGCCGGCAAGATCCTCATCGGCACCGGCGTCGACGCCGACTACAACAACCTCGACGCCCTGGTCTTCGACGCCATCGCCAACATGATCGACCCTTGGCACCGCAAAGACCCCGGCATCGTCGTCATCCTCGGCAGCGCCCTGGTGCACGACAAGTACTTCCCGCTGATCAACAAGGAACAGCCAGCGTCCGAGAAGCTGGCCACCGACATGATCATTTCGCAGAAGCGCATGGGCGGTAAGCAGCCGGTCGAAGTGCCCTACGTGCCGGACAACGCCATGCTCATCACCAGCCTGGAAAACCTGGCCATCTACTGGCAGACCGGCGGGCGCCGTCGCTACGTCCAGGAGAACCCGAGCAAGAACCGCATCGAGAACTTCGAATCCAGCAACGACGATTACGTCGTCGAGGACTACGGCCTCGGCTGCATGGTCGAAAACATCGAGCTGGAGGCCTGACAGCCATGGCCATGAGTCCCGCCAAGCGTCACTTCCTGCGCGTCACCGCCGCGCAGGAAGCGGCCAGCACTGCCGCTGACCAGCCAATGGCCGGCAGCGGCGCCTATGAACTGCAAATGGCCCAGCTGCACCAGCACTACCAGCAGCTCAAAGGCATCCAGAGCACCCAGGCGAAAGAGGAACTCAAGGCCAAGCTGCTGCCCGACTACGCCCCCTACATCGCTGGCGTGCTTGCCAGCGGCCAGGGCGCACAGGACGAAGTAGTCGCCACCATCATGGTGTGGCGCCTCGACGCTGGCGATTACCAAGGCGGGCTTGAAATCGCCGCCTACGTGCTAAAACACGGCCTCACCATGCCGCCGGACCGCTTTGCCCGCAAAGTCCCGTGCCTGGTGGCCGAAGAAATCGCCGAGGCCGCGCTCAGGGCACTCAAGGCCGGCGGCACCTTCGACATCAGCGTCCTCGCCGAGGCTGACCGCCTCACTGCTGGCGAAGACATGCCCGACGAAGTACGCGCCAAGCTCATGCTTGCCATGGGCCGAGTCGCTGCCGCCCAGGTCGACCCCGACAAACCGAACTCCGCTGACGCTCACAACCTGGAAGTGGCCCGCCACTTCCTCACTCGCGCCCTGGAGCTGCACGACAAGTGCGGTGGCAAGCGCGACCTGGAGCTCGTCGACCGTCAGCTCAAAAAACACGCTGAGCCACCGGTAACACCGGCAACCTCTGAGACTCAGGAAGCGCCGGTAACGCCGGCGAAGCAAGAGTCCACGGTGACCAAGAAGCCACCAGCTCCCCGGAAATCCGGGACGAGCCAGTCGACGAAGTCATCCCGAAAAGCCAGTACCCCAGCCAGCTAACCGAGCCTTCCCCCGGCACCCCGGCGGCTCGGGGCTGATCAGCAGGTAACTCCTTCCCGCGCTGTGACGCCCCGACCACCGCCGACTTATTCGAGCGGCCAGCCATGCAGCAATTCGCCCACATTTACCAGTGCGAGTTCCAAGTCACGCCAGCCGCTGCGCACCTGCGTCAAGTCGCCGAGCAATACGTCCGCGAAACCGAGGCCTACGACCGCACCGTCTGCACCGGCCCCATCATCCGTGGCGAAATCATGCCCGCCACGGTGCACGAACGCGCGCAGATCAGCCGCAACGCAGATCAGCTATTCAGCCGTCTGCTCAGCCAGAACGCTGGCAGTTTCACCGCGCAAGAACTGAGCAAGGAAATTGGCCGTATCGAGGCGCGCGGACGATGAGCGGATTCGTAGGCAACGCACCCGCGCAGCCATTCAACCTCACCAACGACGGCTTCTGGCCAGACATCGACGCCGCCCACCTGCGCGAGCGTCAGCGCATTGGCAGCAACGTCACCAACGCCCGCCTGGAAGAAGCCGCCGTCGCGGCCATGATCAGCGTCAACCGCGAGCTGCGCACCCTCAAGCTGCGCTACATGGCACTTGGGCACGACACCCTAGAGGCCGTACCCGCCGACCAGATCAACAACGAGAGCGAACTCGTCCACACCTACCGCCGCGCCATTTACAGCGAGGCAAGCGCAGAAGTGGCCGAGCGCTACCGCACCTATTCCGCGACCGAGGCCGGCGCCGCCAAAGGCGAAGCCGAAGAGCTGACCGCCGACGACTACCGCCGCGACAAACGCTTCGCCATCCGCGACCTGCTCGGCATCAGCCGCACCACCGTGGAGCTGCTCTGATGAAAAAGCCCCAAGTCATCGACTGGAACGAAATTTCGCGGCGCGGCCTGCTGGAGCGCATCAACCGCGAAATCATGCACCCGCTTGGCCTGGCCGTATGCCGCGAGGTCGAAACCGGCAACTCCCCCGGCGCCCTGGTATCCGATGACGGCCCATGGATCTACCCCGACCAGGCCAACAGCGGCGGGGAACACTACTGATGGACACCCTCCACACCGTCCAGGGCGACACCGTCGACGCCGTCGTCTGGCGCCATTACGGCCGCACCGCCGGGCTCGTCGAGCTGGTGCTCGACGCCAACCCCGGCCTGGCCGACCTCGGCCCCGTGCTGCCCAACGGCCCCCTGATCAACCTGCCCACCGCCGCGCCCCAGGCCGAGCAAAGCCAGATGGTGAACCTATGGAACTGAAACCCGGCGTCATCACCCTCGCCCTCTACAAAGGCAAGGGCCAGTTGTTCAACGCCGCCATTCGCACCTGGACGGGCTCCGAGTTCAGCCACTGCGAACTGCTCATGCCTGACGGCCGCTGGCTCTCGGCCAGCGCCATGGACGGTGGCGTGCGCGCCAAGCGCATCGACTACAAACCCGAACACTGGCACCTGATCCCCGTGCCCTGGGCAAACGCCAAACGCATCGAGCAGGTTTTCGACCGCTACGAAGGCAGCGGCTACGACTGGGCCGGCATCTTCCTCAGCCAGCTGCTGGCCCGAGGCATCCACAGCGAAACCCGCATGTTCTGCAGCGAGTTCTGTGCCGAAGCCCTCGGCTTCACCGATATCGGCCAGTGCTTCAACCCCATGCTCATTGGCCGCGTAGTCGAACGCATCAACCGCCTGCCGTTCGTGCAGCTTGCCCATTCCCTCAACGAGGGCCACCCGGATGCCACATATGCCTGACCGTCCTGAAACCTGGGCTTGGCTGCTCGCCTGGCTGGAGCACCACCATCCCCTGGTCTACGCCGCCGCCCTGTCCGCCTCCATCGCCTCGGCTCGCTTCATCTATAGCGGCGGCGCCATCAGGCGCGCCCTGGGCGAAGGCTTCATCTGCGGCCTGCTCACCCTCGCCCTTACCAACGGCCTGCCCTGGCTCGGCGTGCCCGTCGAGTTCGCCCCCTTCTTCGGCGGCCTGGTCGGCCTCATCGGCGCCGACGGCATCCGCACCGGCCTCAAACGCCTCTACAGCAGAAAGGTAGAAACCCTATGACCAAGCCCCAAGCCCTTCGCCACGGCGACAAATCCCAGGCCGTCCAGCAACTGCAATGGGCGCTCAACGCCGCCGGCGCCAAGCTGGTACCGGACGGCGACTTCGGCGACGAAACCGAGAAGGCCGTCCGCGCTTATCAGTTGAAAGTGGGTTTGGTGGCCGATGGCGTAGCGGGCGAGAAAACCCTTGGCGCCTTGGCCGGCGCCGACTGCTCGCGCCTGCTCAGCAACGCCACCCTCGTCGCTGCAGCCAAACGACTGGGCACTGACCTGGCCACCGTCTACGCCGTCAACGAAGTCGAGAGCAACGGCGCCGGCTTCCTCGACAACGGCAAGCCCAAGATCCTGTTCGAACGCCACGTCATGCACGCCCGACTGTGCCTGGTGCGGGGCGACGGCATTGAGCCCGCCGCGCTGATCGCCCGCGCCGACAAGCTCGCCGCTGAGCAACCCAACCTGGTCAACCGCGCCCCCGGTGGCTACGCGGGCGGCACCGCCGAGCACCAGCGCCTGGCCAATGCCCGCTACATCG